AATTATCAAATTTTTCTGCTCTAGCATCACGCCTTTCACCCCTACTATAAATATCTGCTATCTCTTGATCGAGTAATTGCTCATTGTAACCCTTGGATCTTTGCAGTGCATCCGCAACTCTCCTCTCATCTCCAGCCTGTGCTGCTGATTCACTCCTCATTAGCATTTGAGTAAGTGGATTTCTCTCCCTACCAAAAGCTTCAGTAGCAAGACCTTGTAATTCACTCTCTGGTCTCCCTAGATAATTAACATTTATTATATCTTCTTCATTTGGTGATGGCATCATATTAAGTAGACCACCATCTTGATAGCCTTGAATACCTTCCCATAGGTTATCTTTCTTAGGGGTTGACATCATTTGAAATAAGTTTTTCATATAATTACTTTTGACCCATCGCCCATGATTCCCAACTATTATCCCAAATAGATGGCTCTGGGGCGTTTGCTAATGTTGGTGCGGCAGTCCCCGCATATGAAGGCATATAAGATGGTGCGTTTATGGAAGGGGTTGACAATGCAAAAGCATCCTTAGTGGAACCGCCAAACAATGAAGATGGGTCATAGCCCGCAATAGATGGTTTACTTCCACCTAAAGTTGGGAGGGCAGATAGACTTAAAGATGCCATATTGGGAGTATTAGCTTTGTAGTAATCAGTTAATAATTTATTACCCCAACCAGCTACACCTCTACCCATAGAAGCATCCCTAACTTTACCATACATACTGGTGGGACTAAAGCCAGCGGTTAATCCTGTTGTTATCGCTGATGTTAATGCTTCTTGTTTTTGTTGTTTGTCAAAAGCACTACCAGCTTTAGCGATATCGCCAAATTGATCTTGTCTAAATACTGTACCCGCTCTTAATTTATCAGCTGACTTTGCTTTACCACCAGCCCTACCACCAAGCCTACTACCAGCATAACTTCCAAGACCAGAAGCTAGTCCTAGACTAAGACCACCTGTAAAGGGAGACAGAGCAGCTCCTGCAAGACCACCTAGTAATCCACCAAACTTACTCCAACCACTTTTCTTTCTTTGTCTCTTAGCTTCCTGTCTCTCAGCTTTTCTAATAGCCTGCTCATCATCTCTCATTTGCTGAGCTCTAGCTATCATAGCCTGACCACCAGTTTGCATACCGGGCACAGACTGTTTATCACCCATGTAATAACCAGCCGTATTAGGCTTGGAATACATCCCACTATCTTTATATGCGTAGCCTAGTAATGTTTTCATAAATATTTCCTCTTAAATTTAAACAATATTTTTTACTTGACAAATAGATCTATTATAATTATAAAGCAATATTTAACAACCACACTGAAGTAATTTTAGTTTCATTTGGTGCACTGCTAGGATTATATGATATTCCCACAACATCACCCTGATTAAATTTAGCTGCATCTGTAAAATCAAAATTATAACTTGTATCTGCACTTGCAATATTAACAGTAATCGTTTCAGTAGCAGATGTACTAGGGTCAGTTGTTCCATCTGATGCTTTATGAAACCCAATAGCCGTACTACCGCTACTAGACTCAGGTCTAGCTATAATTCTTATAAGTTTACCACTAAATGGAATTATAAACTGATCATAAAATCCAACACTTGTAGCTTCGCTTATTGAGTTCCAAGGTAAATAAACTTTACTTGTGCCACTATAATCAAAATTATGAGAGTAACAATAGATTTGATTTCCATATATAGTGCCATTAACATTTAGATCATTTGTAATATTTAAATTTCTTTCAATGTATTGATTACCATCACTAGATAAATTAACTTTATGAAGCATACCTTTATTCTTTTTATAAAGGGCTAATGGCTTATTAGCTTCCTGTGCAAATACCTGCTCTCCCTCACTCATATTATATCTTGAAGGAGCATGAGCCATAACACCACGCTGACTACCCTCTGCAATAGAGTTTCCCTTAGCGTTCTGTATTTGTCTTATTAGCCTATCTGTATCTGACATATTATGTATCTGTTGTAGCTTGTTTATTTTTTAATACTCTATACTCAATAGAGATATCATTTATTTGCAACCCAGCACTACTATTGCCAGTTGCGGCTGATTCATTCCTCACTCTAATAGAAATAGATTTTACATCACCTATTGGAACTTCAACCCCTTGAACTAAATAAGCTCTTAATACCTTCCAAGCCCCACTTGTATTAATAAAATTGCCAGTAAGTGCGGTATATGTTGTGGAGCCATCCTTACTATAAGCTATTGGAGCTGTTTGAACAGCATCGCTTTTATAGGTAATGTAAATAGAGTATATTCTTTTTATTGTATTTGGTAAACTAAAATCAATATCCTTTGTTTTAATCTCAGCACCATCTGCAGCTACCGATGTTAATGTAGTGTGATTAAATGTTTTTAAATCTATATCTCCATTGTTTTGAATCCCGATTGTAAGATTACCATTGTAATCAGTAATAAAATTAGTGTAATTACCAGCACTAGCATCTAAAAGATCTGTAGCAAAAGACCAAGCCTTTGTTTTAAAATCAAATATATAAGCATCACCTTGTGTAGTACCAGCATTTTCACAATCTCTAATTACCATAGCCATATTAGAGTTACCATCATAGCCTACAATAGAGTAAGCCGTAATAAAAGAAGCCCATTCACTTTGTGCTATTTTATTTTCAGTTAAACTTCTTATTACTGAACCATCATATAAAAACATTCCTTTCTCATTAGCCCATAGTATTCCTTTTTCAGAACGAAATACAGCAGCTGGATGGGCTACTCCATTGTTTTTAATATCTGTTTCGAGAAACCAGTTCGTATCAGATGGTGATGAAATATTAATAACTTGTACTGAGTTGTGTTTAAATGCTATTAATCTATCTGCAAAAGATTCCAGTTTTAAATAAGCTTCTGCATCTCCTTTTACTACATCTATAAAATTAAAAGAAGGAAATGTATCAAACTTATTTGGCATAGAATACATAAGCCTATCACCGTGAACAGTAACATTGTCATTGTGCTCATTTTTTATTCTAACATTGGCAATAAAAGCTCTTCGATTTGTTACAATGCCAGTTTTCCAACCCTCACCATATTCACCTATTGAATTATATTTTACATCAGGAGAATAACCATTAATAGATTCATATGTATCTATATTAGGATTTAATATAGTTATATCAGAGTATAAAGTAACTGATGAAGCCGCTACCCAACTTGTCTTATCCCCAGTTAGAGAAGCGGAAACCCCTGATTCCAATTCAATATTACAAAGTAATGTCCAAGGTTCACCCTCTGTATCAGAAGGCTTATAATAAATACGACCGCCACTTATCCTTCCATTATAACCAGAAGTAGCCCCTATCTTAGCCATTACCCTTAGTGTTAGTTCGTTACCAGCTGTAGTTGCAAAAGTATTATTAGAGGTGGGTACATATAGTAATGATTCCTGATTACCATCATACACAAAAGAAACAGCTATCTTCCATGTTTCTGTTTGCCAATTACTAGCTGCATTCGCTTGGCTATTTGTATATTTTATAGAGAATCCAACAGACGCTGATGGGTATGTGTCGCTCGTATCTGTTCTTGCGGATGTTGGTGGTGAAAGCAAATTATCCTCATCATAAAAGCCACGATATAAAGTAGCTGCACCATTTAAATCCGTATCAAGACTCCCATTACCATCTGAATCATATCTAATATCTTTAAAGTGGTGTCTACTAATAAAACCATACCATTTTATTCTTTGATAACTAGAATCTGACTTACCATCACTCGTTCTCAATGCATTATCCACACTGTAAAATGAATACTCTGGAGCTTGAGTAGATTGAGCAGTAGTTGTTATAGATTCCATTGCTACTTGGGCATTACTAAAAGCATCAGATGATTTTGTATAAACATCAAGATTACTATTAGCAACATCTGACAATACTAATAAATTCTCACCAAGTGTATGAGTTACTATACTTACTGTCCCACTGTTTGCATTTGCCGCTATTATCTCCACTGAAAGATTGTTAACCCTCTCAATGACTTCTATTATATTTGCAGTCCCAGTGCTACTACTATCATTTAAATCTCTACTGTCAACACTATCTCCAACACCAGCCACTGTATAAATACCATTGTTTTTTACAGTACCAGATATTTTTATTTGAGTACCGGGAACTATATTAGATTCAATAGTATCTTTTAAACCGGAATTAGTATCTGAACTAGCAATAACATGACCAGCTGCTGAAAAAGACCCAACGAAAGTACCACCTGTATCCCCATCACCATTGCCGGGATCAAAATATATATTTGTAGACTGAGTAGTATCTACAGCTTCGTAAGATATAGGAGAGTAATCAGATTCAAATGAAAATAAACCATATCCACCTGATATAGTACCAGCTTGAGAAGCTCCGGCATCTACGTGATTAGCAAAGCTACCAATAGAAACCAATGAATTTCTTTTTTGAAATGTGAAATTCTGGCAGGCTTGCAACTCATTTATTTGAAGATCTCTTGGATCTTGATAAGTATTTAACCCACCAGAAAAATCATTTAACACTAGCTGTTGTTTAGCCACTCACTTCTCCCACAGTTTCCACTTGCTTTGAATGACAGCCTTGCCGATATCAAGAGCTTCTTTCATAATCAAATCCTTTTCAGACTTGCTTAATTTATTGTCCTTATATCCAGCTTCTAATGCCTTAACTAAATCTCCAATTTCTTTTACAATTTGTCTGTTCTTAGCAGTAACTGTGGTTGCATACCCAGCTACAATAAGACCAATCAAGTAAAAGAAATTAGACCAACTTACCCAATCACTTACGAAGTCCATGTATTTCTCCTTTTATTTGTTCTAAAGATTTTTTCATCTCAATTATATCAGCAGTAATTACATCTAATTTATATGTAATTAAATTCCTATCTGCTGCTATTTCTTTTTTATCAACTTTTAATTCTAAATCTCTTTTAATCATATCAACATCGTATTTCATAAATCCAAATGCAAGAATAACCCCACAAATAATTGTAGCTAATGCTATTAAATTATCTACTGATATGGTCGTATTTAATTTCATTAATTCTTTCCATTTAGCCTACTAATTACACCTTTTATTTCTGATACTTGATTATCTAAATCATTAATTTCTTTTGTAATACTATCAAACTTTCTATCAAGTTTATCATCGGATTGATTCCACCTGTTAATTAACTTAATAATCATTCCTTCCATATTCTCTAAAGTTTCTGACTGACCCCTGTTTTCAGTTTTCAATCCCTGCAATGACTCAGCTTGTTCATCTGCTCGTTGAGATTGCTTAAAGTACCCATAGAAAAAAGCAGCACATACCAGTCCCATCGCTCCATATTCAGCATACAATCCTATAAACTCTTCCATATCAACTCGCTATTATAATTATCCATACCATTAAAAATACTAAATCTATGCAACATAAATCCATTACTCTTCTTCCTGCTTACAATCATCGCATACTCCATTTAAAGCTTGCTGGATAGGCTTATCACATTCAATACAATGGAAGGGCATCGGCATTACTTGTTCCTCATTGTTAAGTCAATATAAACTTTTAAATCAGATTTAATTTCTGCATTCCATTTTTTTAACTTACCTAATTCATCCATAATTATATCCATTCTATGCTGTAAGTTCTCATGCTTTTCATCAAACCTCTTCAAAGTATCTTCTACTTTTTCTTTTAAGATAAACCTTACTACACTATATAAAGCAAAAGCCAACCCAACGCTAATAGCAACTGGGAATCCTAATTCCTGTATTAATGTTATAACTTCAGATGTCACTTTCTTTTCCTTTTTTTCTTACCCCAACTTAATGGATTTAAATTTAATTCTTTTTGATACCAATCTAATTGTTCTTCCATATGTGCTATCTTTACTTCTTCTTCTGCTATATGCTTACTGACAAGTTCTTCAATTTCGGTATCAGCAAGTTCCACTCTTCGCTCAAGTTCTTTAATTCTGTTTTCAACTTGTAAGTACGAATAGACAAGT